CAGAAATCCCGTATAGAAGACGCTGAAGCGCGGTTGATTGTCAAGTGCCTAGTAGACATGAATGGGACCCGGCTGTTCTCCGATGCTCAGGTAGGCGAGATTGCTAATTGGGACGGGGCCGACGCCGCGTTTCTTTATCGTGAATGTGCTACTCATTGCGGTATCAATCGCAATACCGTGGAGGCCGCCGAAAAAAACTTAAGCGAGACCGTCAACGGCGATTTGCCTACCAGCTAGCCGAGCGGTTCGGCGTACTTGACGTTGACGGAATGTTGGAGGGGATGACGCCGCGGCAGTTTGCCGAGTGGATCGCCTATCGTCGGCTGGAGCCGGACGCACTAGAGACGATTATCGAAGTTCTCAAGTTGGGCTTTACGGCATTGGTAAACTCCTGGGGCGGCAAACTTGAGCCAGACAACTTCGACCCGCGACTATTCGGCACAAAACAAGAGGCGGAACAGACGCCGGAGCAAGGGGCAATGATGTTTCGGGCGTTTGCAGGGAGGGCTGAATAGTGGCGTCAGTTGGCGATTTGGTAGTGAATCTGTTGGCAAAGACAGATCAATTCCAGTCTGCGATCAGTCAGGCTCGCAAGGACTTGACTGCTTTCGCCGCCGCTGCTGTGCCGACCCTTGCATCTGATTTAGCCGATATTCGCCCCGGAATGGAGCTATCCGGCAAGCACGCCGGAACATTGCTTAAGAGCTTGGAGCAAACAAGCGGCCCGGCTAAGTTTCTCGGTCTTGAATCCGAGAGGATCGCTAATCATATACACGCTGCGGCTATGAAGACGCGCGAGCTGCACGTCAACATTCTCGATGTCATCAAGGGGATGCTCGTGATGCGAGCCACCACGACGATATCTGCGGGTGTTGGCGAAATAATCAGTGGCGCCTTTGATTTCGAGAAGGAGCTGCGCGGTTCTCAGGCCATTATGAGCGATCTATCGGAAACGCTCGATAAGAAAATGCGCGCAGCCGTGCTCAATACGGCCATGACTACAAAATATTCGATGTCTGAAGCAGCGAAGGGGTTGTTCTACCTCGCATCTGCCGGTCTGGATGCAGAACAGTCTATCGCAGCTCTCCCCGTTGTTGCCCGATTCGCTATGGCGGGGAGTATGGATTTTGCCAAGGCATCCGAAACGCTATCTGACGCACAAGCAGCCATGGGGCTTAAGGTCAAGGACGCCGTACAAAATCAGCTTAACATGGCCCGCGTTGCAGACGTGTTGGCGGCTGCCAACGTGAAAAGCCAAGGGACGGTTGAAGGATTCGGGGTAGCGCTTACCAGAGCCGCCCCTATGGCGCAAGCCTTTCATAGGAGCCTGGAAGAGACGACGGCTGCTCTAATGGTGCTTCACGACAAGGGCATCAAGGCCGAGGAGGCCGGGACGAACCTATCTATCATCTATCGTGAACTCGCTGATCTTGGAATCAAAGCACCCGGTCCGCTTGAAAAGCTCGGCGTCAGTATTTTCAGTGCCGGTCAGATGCGGCCGCTCGCCGATATAATAGAAGATCTTACAAAGGCGTTTGCAAAGCTTACGGACGAAGAAATCAAACAGACGCTCGCTTCCTTGCGAGTCGAGGATCGGGCAACGCGATTCATTCTCACATTGCTGGGCAGCTCGGATAAGATTCGTGCCTGGGGGAACGAATTAAAAACGGCGGGCGGCTATGCCCAAATCGTCGCGGATCGTCAGTTGGACGAGGTCCAAAAGGCGCTTCATCAGTTGAGCGTATCGGCCGTAGAAGCAGGCGTCAATTTGCGGAAAAAATTTGCCGCTGGCATCGTCTGGATTTCCGAAGCGCTGGCCGGTTTCGTCAGCAACATTCCCAAGGCGATAGAGTGGATCGTGAAATACGGGGCTGCCTATGTCTCCTTTTCTCTTTCGGCGGCGCTCGTCGGGAAGGTTATTAACATTGTTACGGGTTTGATGAAAGCGTGGACTGCGGCAACAAGAGTACAAGCGTCGGCCCTTGCTGTGTTACAAGCGCTGACTGGTCCAGAGGGGTGGGTGAAGTTGGCTGTTGGTACGGCTGCGGCGGTAGCGGCTATTTACGGCGTGGACAAGGCATTCGCATCTATGGAGTCGCAGGCGAGGGTTTGGGAAACAGAGAACTACAAATCCTCAAGCGCTCTTGGCGCTTTGGAAAAAGCCGCCACTAACGCCTCCAATGCAGCTAAGAATGCTAAGCCTCCAGTAATGGATTTATCACTCGCTGCTTACCAACTGAAAAAGAATCTCGCCGACTTTTCTACAAGCAATGCGGAGGGCTTTGGGAAAGGATTTACCGAAGCGATTGATAGCGCCCGTTTGGCCGTTATGCTAATGACTTCCCAAGTAGGATCGCTCCCCTCCAGTATGAAGGAACTGCAAACGTTAGGCGCGGTCGGCTTGTTCGGTGATCAGGTAACTGCTATCCAAAATACATTTACAGGTCTAGCAAAAACTGAAGGCATACTCGGGCAAGTGGCGGGTGATGTTGCAAACGCTTTCTCCCGTGTTGCGAAAGCGAGGTTTGATTTAGCCTATAAGATTCAAAACGCTGAACATTGGGGTATGACGCCGGATCAAATGGCCAAGATTACTGAGGCGTACAACAATTTCAATCAGACCGCTAAAAACACGCTTGTCGTTCTTGATGATCTTAAGGACAAGTTTGGGAAAACACTTGAGGTATTCGAGGGGCCGGGATTGAAGTTTGGAGTCAGCGATCCATTCAAGAACATGCAGGCTGCGATTTCGGCTGCAAACGAAGCTCTAAAAGCCGCTGAAACGCCGCTTGCCAAGTATGAACGCGAGATGAGAAAAATTGAAACGCTTGGAAAACTTTTCCCGAAGACATTTACTCCAGAAATCATATCAAATTTGGCGAAAAAAGCCAGGGAGGAGCTTGAGCGGGACACCGGTGTGAAAGCAAAACAACAAGAGTTGGAGCACCGGGCAAAAGCACTTCGTGAGAAGATAGAAACACCTGAAGAGCGATTCTCCAGACAGAAACAGGAAATCCGAGAATTGCTTGCACAGAAACAGATCACGGAACCGGAGGCGACCAGGGCGCTCTCATTGCTTGAGCGTGAGCGAAGAGGAGAAAAAGGTGAGGTACAAAAAGTAGGCGCGCTGCGGGCAGGCAGCGCCGAAGCATGGTCTGCAATTCTTACCAGCATGATGCATCCGGGAAAAGCCAAGGCGGAGGAAGAGACGGCCGCCAATACGCGGCACCTGGAGAAACTTCGTGATATGAAAGAATCGTTGGATAGACTGGCTAATCGTACTGAATTGATAGCGACTTTCTAATGGCGGTTACATCCGTAAAAGAAATTCACGACGGCCGCGACGGCGAAGAAGAAGCCGGCGATCACGGTTCATCTAAACGAACCTACACCCGGGTTTTCCGGGTCACGACGGACAGCAATATGGACGAGGCGGTTACGGTTACCCAAGGCGTCGGCATCGCCCTGGGAGACGCATACCCGACCGATCCATCCGCCCGTTGCCGACGCTTTCGCGCTCGCAACGAGAGCTTTTCCAAAAAAGTCTGGATCGTTACATATTCCTACTCAACCGGCCCGGAGATCGAAGAAGATCCAACCAACGATCCGGCGGAAATCACCTGGAGTGGGCAGGTCTTTGAGGCCGAATATTATCAGGACAAATGGGGCGACTTCATTTGTAATTCGGCAGGCGATTACTTCGATCCTCCCGTTAAAGGGGACAAGCCGCGGTGGGTAGTGACGGTCAAAAAAAACATGGCCGTCGTTCCGCCGTGGATTCTTCTATATCAGAACGCCGTCAACGACGCCGAGTTCATACTCGACGGCGTAATCATTCCCCCTCGATGCGCCAAGGTTTCATCAATTCAGATCGGCCCATGGGAAAAGCGCAACGATGTTGCTTATCGGCAGGTACAACTTGAAATTCCCCTCCAAGCCGGTCGAGACGTGAACATCGGCAGCGGCGACGCACCTCCAGGTGGCAGTGGGGCCAGCGTTCGCGCTGGCGGATGGGATGCCGTGATTCTGGATGCCGGCCTATATCAGAAGAGCACGTGTACTGGGAGTGGTGGCGGGGTCGGCTCGGGTCGCAAGTGGTGCACGCATCAAGGCGAGCCCGTCAAGCGTCCGGTATGCCTGGATGGGAATGGCTGCCAGTTGCAAGATCCGTCGCCGAGCAACGCCGTGTACCTCATAAAGTACCTTTACGAAGAAAAAGACTTTTCTATTCTGCCTTTAACGTGAGCGAATCGTGGCCGGCGTCAAGTTTACCGAATCAGGCGCGAAGCGGGTTGTCATGGCGACGCGGTTTGTCGAGGGGCAATATCGCAACGCGACGCCCGCTCGCTATCTCCATGAAGGCAGTCCCGGGCGTGAACGGTGGTTCTCGCTTGCCGAGCGATTTGATGCCGGCCTGACAGCCGACGCTTACGCGGTCGAATGGGATGAAACCGGGGATGGCGATTATGTGGTCAAAGACGAACCCGGCGACGAGATCTACGAGGTGCGCGATCCCTCTTCACAGCACTGGGGCCTGGAGTACGAATGGGTTTTATGCCGTGCGGTCGGTTCCAAAAACCGCATTGTCTATGAGGTGATCCAGGGTGGCGCGGCGTGGCATCTGGCCGTATTGACAGGAACGCTCACCCAAGGCGGCTCGGCGACGGCCACGGTCACGATTCGCGGTCACGAGGTATCGGTCACGGTCTGGGACGCCTTTCTCTCGGACGGTGAATCGCTCAATCCAGGCTCCGGCGGCATGACTATTGGCATAACCTATGAGGCCGAGGACCGCAAGTGGTACGTCACTGAAGCTCCCTGTGAATAGGAGGCCACGGTGTGGCTCTGAGACGATTCAAGCCGGGGTGCTGTTGTGAGTCCGGGTGTTTGCCTCTTGTACCAGGTCAGAAAGGGTGTGATTGGGTTGTTATCAACGGCGTTTGGCCGACGCCCGGGACTGAATGCACATCTGATGGGATCGTCCTACTCGATTGTACCGTTTTCTCACCTAAAATCTTCTATGCAGAGGTGACTACTGTAGACGAGCAAGTAGGGCAATCCTGGGAATTAATTGTCAACAGCAATGCTGATGCAACGACCTATTATTTTGCCCGATTTTCGCGGACGAGCGAGAATACGTGTAGTCTGCAAATTGGATTTCGCAGCGACGGGAACGAGACGATTCTCGATTCCTATGGTGGAGGAGAAACCCCGCCGACCACTGGTGACTGCAACTGCCCAAGGGCCGCGGACAATGACAACCATACCACTAGAAAATTCTCGGTATGCTTGACGGCTGACGGGATCTCCGCAAGAGTTGAGACGATGAAACAGGTACACATCGTTCCATCTATCGGTGGTCTGTACAACGTATGGCAAAATAGAGCTCCTAGTTTCAGGTCAGACAGACCCTATATCGGCTTGAGAGCAAATGGCGCTTCCGCGACTAACCCTGTAAAGTTCAGAGAATTCGGCGCGGAAGCTTCAACTAGCGGCAATGCTGATTGCGGGTTTTGTTGCTGCAAGCTGGACGACCGAAGCTACCCAGGGCATCCGAAAAAGCTTACGGTTACAATTGTCAATACCTACGGATGCTGTGTACCAATCGAGGGAACGTCGTTTGAATTAACTCGGGCCGGATGTTGTGAATGGTTTGGTGTCTGGCAGACGGGGACCGTCAAGGGATG